ACCCATGCCATCTAAGTGAATCTCATCACCTTCTGGAATGTAAACTCCCTTATCTGGATTCTCTACATACGTCAGATCATCTGCGATTGCAGTTCCATCTAAAGAACATTCAACAGGAAAGAAGGGATGCTCAAACTTCTGACCAAACTCTGTTTTTACATCCCTGAGATTTAGCTTCTCACATGCATAGCGAATGATATGACCTTCCATGAAATGACCTAGATTAACTGAATCATTATCTATTTCCTCTCTGACGTTCTCTCCTTCACTAGCTCTAATGGCTCTATCTAAATATTGCTGTGGTGTACCATAAGGACTATTGCCCTTAAGTTGAGAATAGCCACTTGCACTTGCTCTATCGTCTCTGGTTAACTTACCTTCTCTCTCGCCCATTATCTTTGCACCATAAAGAATACAGTCCCAATGAGTAGCACAAAGGTAAGCACTGCCATGAATTGCTCTTCCATCATCCTTTTATCCTGTATTGATGTGGCACATATCTCCAAGCAAGATAATGCCTACGTCTAATTTTGTATGCTTGGTACAGCTTTTGTGCAACCAAAGTTGCGATTATTCCTAAAGTAAAATTAACCATGTTAAACCCCCTTATTGTTTTTATGGTTAGTTAAGTGGATTTTCCTGATAGCCTTCATGTAATCAATCTCAGCTTCCAGAGATGCCCACAGTTCATCTTTGACTTGCTGCTTTTCAGCACTAGGCAAATCATTAATGATCATGAATTCTGATTTTTTAGGCACGTACCATTGATGGTTGTATGCCTTGTACTTAGGACTAGGATTGTCACTAGGTAAGTTCTCACCCTTCCAATCCCATTGCACTACACCTTTGCTAGAGGTGAAATATAGCTCATGGTTTGATGTGTTCATGATGCTCTCCTTACTAAACGTTCTTCTATCTCTTCCTTAGAAGCAGTGACCTTGTACACATTGTCAGTGGTGTAGACCAAAGTACCTTCGTAGCTATTGATAATACCTCTGATGCTTTCTGTAGGGATGGTGACATAGCCACCACCCCACTTGAGTAATCTGATTGTTTTCATTAGGCTACATCCTCTTGAAATTGTTTTAATAATCTTCCGTGCTTACCTAGCTTGGATTGATAATCTAAACAATGATCTTTTAATTTTTGGAATTCTTCTTTTGAAGGATTACCAGAAGCATCTACTGGATATCTTGTTTGTGTATATCTTTCATTAGAATAAATTGGACAATCATCATTTTTTAATCCTATGTGTACCGAATAACTTTCATGCCATTCGCCATTAGAAAAACCTTTGTTTTTATCCTTATAAGTAATAGAAGTTATTTCCTTCCAACCTTTGCAGAAAATTAGATCACCAACTTTTAGATCAGATACTTTAACTTTTAAGCATTGATCAAAATACTTCTTAGCTGCTAATCCACGCTTGCTAAAAGTTTCTTTGTTGCCATTACACTTAAAGCAAATAGTGCCATGAAGGATATGAGATTGGTGGTGACCAGAGCCACCACATCTTGAACAAGTTTCGGTTTCAAATATTGTTTTCATTACGCCACATCCTCTTGATAAATGATGCCCCTAACTTTACGAAGATGTAAAAGATCTGCATCAGATAGTTTGTATAAAAAATTCTCAAGATTGTGTTCTGCAACCCAATCCCAGTAACCATCAAAAAAGTTGTTACTTCTCCATCCTGAAAAGCACCACTGATTAAGGTGTGCATCATAAGTTATACCCTTTCCATAAGGACTATCAGTTTCAAAAGATATAGCTTGATCTCCAGATAACGGATAATCTATAAGATCATTTGCTATCAATTTGATTAGTATTGATTTTTTCATAATTTTTCCCCTTAAAAATAATTACTAATGAATCTATTAAATCAAATAAATATACATTTGTATAGTATTTAATTAAATTATTTTTCTAGGACATCTAAGAGGTTTTTGACTGCATCGTTGTGCTTCATGTGTTCATCTTTGATGGTGATCTGCTTATCAGCATGATCTTTGATAAAGACTACGTTCCGCAGCTCTAAAGAAACCAGAGCATACAGATCTATGGTGTTCTCTGGATATTGTCTATCTTTTGCTTTGCTACGTCTCAGATCAAATCGCCAATTGATGCGATGGATTTCGTGTTGTGATTTAGTTTTGACTTGGCATCTATAGAATTGATAATCGTATTCAAAAACTATATCTGCGATTCCCTGACTGGTTATGAATACTTGGTCTGCAATTTGAGCAATAATGCTTGCAGCTAAAAACTCTCCTGCATTACCAATGTGGTGAGTATGATGCAGAGCCATAAGAGGTTATGCCAAAGACTTCAGCTCCTCTGAGTTAAAAATTGCTCTTCTGCCTACTTGTTCTGCATATTTAGAATTAAGCAGCTCTTCTCCTGCTTTCTCCCACTCGCCTAGCTCCATAAAAGCTCTGGTCTTTCTGAAGCTCATGAAAGTATTGATGCCCATATTGAATACTAGATCTATACAGACCTGTTGTGCTTTTACTGGTAAGGTTGTCCAGATAGACCATTGCTTATCTAATTTAGCAATAGTCTCCTTAATGTCATTTTCAAGCAGGTACAGTGCTTCTTCCTCAGTTATTCCATTGCTCTCTAGGTTTCTACCCACCCCAATTGTTAAGAAATTTTGTTTGCAATGGTAAGGTTTCAGCACCATACCTTCAAAGTCCAGAAGTCTCTTCTTGACTAACTCAAGATCTAATTCTACTTCGTTCATCTTTAAATACATTATTTTGTTAAACCCTTTGCCTTCTCATAAGTCCTAAGACCACCAAGTCCAAGCATACCCATGAGAACTGTCATAAGACTTGCCATATCAAACTGAGGTAATGTTGGTAGTGTCTTGCCAAAGAAAGCTGCAATAAAAAGAATCAGTGGAGCTAGGACATAATGCCATGCCATAGCAAAAGATAATGCCCAACCAAGAAAAGGTCGCCACCCTGCAACAAAGATTGATCTATGTCCTGCTTCTACTTTGTTAAGCTCAATCTGAGCCATATTTGCTTTATGTAGCTCTGTATTTAATTCGTGCTGCAACTTAGCTTTTAAATCTTTGTCAGCAACAAACTTGTCTAATATCTTGCTGACTGGTTCTATGAATTTATCAATCATCTTCCTTGACCTCTGTACTTCTTGAACTGAGCTTTTTTATTTTTGTTTTTAGGATAAGTGTTTGGTGAAGAGCCGATAGAAGTTCGTTTAGTTTTGGCTCTCTGATAATCGTGAGTCTTGGCTACTGACTGTTTTGGTTTAGCCATTGTGATTTATGCAAATACTGCTGCTACTAATGTACCAAGAATTAAAAAGAATCCAGTGACTATCATAGAAGTTATTTTCTTATCCAGTCTTTCAAATTGTGTATCTAATTTTGCATCTAGGTTCTCAATACTAGATTCAATCTTTTTCATTCTGTTCCAGTTTTGTGTCCACCGCTCTGAGCATTGTACTTCATGCTTAGATAATTCTAAATGCACATCAGAAGCGGTGACACGACTAGACATTATTTTTTCTTGCCCCTAGTTTTAGGTTTAGGTGCTGAAGGATAAAGATCTTTGATTAAATCTTTATGCAAGAAGCATAAAAAAATAATAAAGATTGAATTTGTTAATGTTAATACTTCAAACATTTATTTCTCCTCGTCAGCTTCAACCTCTTCTACAGTTAAGCTGTTTTGAAAATCCAAGATACGATAGTTCTTATCTCTGTTTAGTCTGTTGTGCTGAGCTTCTAGTTGTTGCATATCTCTTGCAATCCCTTGAAGTTCCGCAGCAATAACTAATTGATCATCGTTAAGATCTTCTCTTCTGTATTCCTTGTCATCTAAAGTTATGATGACTGGATTTTCGTTTACTTGTTCTTGTTTCTCCATTAGTTTCTCCTAAAAGTTTTAATTAATTATATATTAACTAACAAGAGTTTTGGTAACAGAAGTCGGATTCTTTAACCCATCAATCTGTGCATCCAATCCATCTTTCAGAGATTGTACTTCTTCAGCACCCATAGCAGCTTCAACCCAACCTTGTACTTGTGAGCTTGTCACGCTGTCAAAGTCTGTGAAGTTAGATAGGTCTGAAGTATCAAGGCTTTGAGTACCATAAACTGAAGCTGTATACAAAGGATAACCCTCTGCATCTAATTCACTGTCGGCAGCGTTCAAACGCCAGTGTACATTGTAAATCACATTGCTGTGACCTTCATCGGATGGGTACACATCAACTGTGTTTACATTCCATTCATAAGTTATTGCCATTATGCGTTCTCCAATTCTGTGATTCTTGCTTCTGCAGCTTCTAGTTTTGCTGTAAGTTCTTGAATAGCTTTTGTTAGATAAGCTGTATAACCCATATAGTCCACACCTTTACCAGTTGGGTTAGTTGTTACATCATCAGAAGCAGTAGGGTCAAATTCATTACCAGTAACCAATCTTGGAATAACTTGCTCCATTTCTTGTGCGATAAAACCTGCTTTATTTACATCACTGCCAATATAGTTATATTTTTTAGGTTGTAGTTGTGTAATTAACTCTAAAGCATTGTCTGTTATATCTGTGATGTTTTCTTTTTTATTTAAGTCTGATTGATTTGAACCATTAAAGAAATAGTTGCCTGCTCCATCAATATAAAATTGAGTTGCAGCACTTGCTCTACCTATTATTAAATTAGCTGTTCCTGAAGAACTAAGCAATCTTAAAGTGTTGCTACCTGCACTTACACCACCTTGCACCAAGTCAACAGCGTAACCTGCATAAGCACCTGCATCTACATGTAGTTTAGAGGTTATTGAGCTTGTACCTATACCAACATCGCCTGAAGAAGAAGTTATCCTCATGCGTTCTGTGCCTGAAGAACCAGTACCAAAAGTAAGTGCTATATCTCCATCACCACCGCCTGATTCTCTTTCAGCAGCTATAACTCCATATCCATCTGCGGTGGCATCACCACCAAAATGTCCAAAAATTATTTGCCCAATATCGTTTCCATTTGCCACATTGTAAGCAGCAAGTTCAAGTTT